CGTTTACATTAAGCTGAAGGCGTTCTTGGCTTTGGTCGTGCCCGCGGGCGTGCCGATCATCCAAGGATTGCCGAACCGCGCGTCGATGCCGCCGGCCACTCCCGGTTTCGTGGCGATGACGGCGACGCTGCTACAGCGGCTACGCACGAACGTGGACGCCTACGACGACCCTGCGCAGCCGCCCGGGCCGCCGTTCATCGTGGGCACCGTGTCGGCCGAAATGGGCGCCAAGTTTACGGTGCAGCTCGATTTCTATGGGGCCGACTCGGGCGACTGGGCCACCATGGCCACCACCCTATTGCGCAGCGCGTACGGCGTCGAACAGCTGGCGCCCGACTGCGCGCCGCTGTACGCTGAAGACGGCCGGATGGCGCCCCTAGTAGACGCCGAGCGCCAGTACGAACAGCGGTGGATCGTGGGCGCCGTCTTGCAGTACAATCCGGTGACGTCGACACCCATGCAGTTTGCTGCTACCCTAGACGTAGAATTGGTCAACGTGGACGAGCGATACCCGCCATGAGCAACATTCCCGCTTCGGAACTGGTCAACGTCATTCCCGGCGTACTTGGTGCCGGCGGCAATCCGCTGTCGCTCAACGCGGTCTTCTTGACCGCCGACACCGCGGTGCCAATCGGCACGGTACAACCGTTCGCCACACTCGCCGACGTGCAAGACTTCTTCGGCTCGTCGTCCACCGAAGCGCGGTTGGCGGCCATCTACTTCGGCGGCTTCGAGAACGCGACGCGGCTACCGGGCACGCTCTACTTCGCGCAGTACAACGCCGCAGCCGTGGGCGCGTACCTGCGCGGCGGCTCCATGGAAGACGTGACCCTTGCGCAGTTGCAGGGGTTCTCGGGCACCATCATCGTCACGATCGACGGCACCGCACAGACGTCCGACCCGATCGACCTGTCGGGCGCCACGTCGTTCAGCAACGCCGCGGCCATCATGCAGACCGCTTTGCAGGGCGGCACGCCCGGCGGCTCGATGACGGTCACGTATGATTCGCAGCGCGCGGCGTTTGTAGTCAGCTCGTCCACCACGGGCGACCCGGGCAGCACCATCGGCTTCTCCACAGGCACGATCGCGGCGAGCGTTCGCCTACAGGCGGCACAAGGCGCCGTCACGTCGCAGGGCGCCGACGCCGCTGTGCCGGCCGACGTCATGGACAACATCATAAGCGTTACCCAGAACTGGGCCACGTTCATGACGACGTTCGAGCCCATCGACGCAGTGAAGCTCGCCTTTGCCGCGTGGGTGCAGACGACCGAAAGCCGCTACACGTACGTGGCGTGGGATTCCAACGTACTCGCCACGCAGGCCAGCCAGCCCACGACCTTCGGCGCGATCGTCAATGCGGCCGACGACTTCGGTGTGGTTCCCGTGTACGACGCCACCGGCGACTTCGCCGCGTTCATTTGCGGCGTAGCCGCGTCGATCGACTTCACGGCGCCCAACGGCCGCATTACGTTTGCGTACAAGAAGCAAGCCGGCCTGACGGCCAACGTGGTCGACGCCAGCGTGGCCGCCAACTTGATCGGCAACGGCTACAACTTCTACGGCAGCTACGCCACGGCCAACGAGCAGTTCTCGTTCTTGCAGACGGGCCAAATCTCGGGCGACTGGCGGTGGATTGACCCGTACGTCAATCAAATCTATCTCAACAGCCAGTTACAGCTGGCGTTTATGGATTTGCTCGCGAATATCAACAGCATCCCGTACAACGACACGGGCTACGCGCTGTTGCGCTCGGTCGCACAAGACCCGATCAACCAAGCCGTGAGCTTCGGCAGCATTCAGGCGGGTATCGCGCTCAGTTCGTCGCAGCGCGCGCAGGTCAACACGGCCGCCGGCTTCAACATCGCCGACACGTTGCAGAACGTCGGGTACTACTTGCAGATTACGCCGGCCGACGCGACCACGCGCGGCAACCGCGAGTCGCCGCCCATGACCTTGTGGTACACGGACGGCGGCAGCATCCAAAAGATCGAGCTTTCGTCGATCGACGTGCAGTAAGGAACAGCCATGGCCCGCACAATCACCAGCGCCAATTCGTCTTTCATCCTGAACATTCCGGGCGTGTTCCCGGTGCCCGTGCCGATCCAAGGCTACGCCGCCGACGACGCGTTTACCGTCGAGCCGTTCGACATGTCCGAAACGCTCATGGGCGTAGACGGCAAGCTGTCGGGCGGCTACACGCCGGTGGCGAAGAAGCTCACGGTGATGTTGCAGGCCGACTCGCCGTCGCTCGAAGTGTTCGACGCGTGGGCGGGCGCCACCGAGCAGGCGCGCGAAGTGTTCCCGGCCGATGCCACGATCGTGTTGCCGGCGATCGGCAAGACATACAACCTTCGCCGCGGCTTCCTGAAGTCGGCGACGAAACTGCCGCCGAACAAGAAGGTGTTGCAGCCCGTCACGTATTCGATCGAGTTTGAAGCGATCGAAGCCGCGTTGATTTCCAACGCGTAGCCCTTAGTCGTTGAGAGGAACCCACGACATGCGCAAGACGCTAGATTGGATCGTGCCCGGCGTTCGCACACCCGACAAGGTGGGCGCGCGAGACTGCGGCAAGAAATTCCGCGTTACCGAAATGCCGGCGTACCAAGCCCAGTGGTGGGCCGTGCGCGCGATGCTCGCGGGCGGCAAGACCGTGGACGTGCCACCGGACGCGCTCGACAACGGCATGGCCGGTCTTGCAACGCTCGGGATCAAGTTCGTGTTCTCGCTGCCGGCCGACGACGCGAAGCCGCTTCTAGACGAGCTGTTGGCGTGTGTGCAGTACGTCAGCGAAGCCGGTGTGGTAACCGCCCTATTGATGGGCGACGGCTGCCAGATCGAAGACCCGCAAACGTTCTTCAAGCTCTACGGCAAGGCGTTCGAGCTGCACACGGGTTTTTCGTTGCCCGTCGTTACCCCGACTTCGGGCTAGAAGCACCACGACCGGGCGAACGGGAGCCCGTGCAGTACGTGAATTGGCTCCCAGTCATTGGGGTCTTGGTCTCTGCTCGCGTGGCGACGCTGGCCGAGCTACAATCGACCTATGGGCTCGAAGACGCGTACAACCTGTTAGAGCTGGTCGCGGTCGACGCCCACAACCAACGCGCATCGGTGGACCGTGGCGACGATCATTGATAGCTTGCTAGTCACGCTCGGGCTCGACGACAAGCCGTACAAGAAGGGTGCGGCCGAAGCCGATCGCGCGCAGAAACAGTTCAAAGACAACAGCAAGAAGACCAACAGCGAAATTACAGACCAGCTCAAGGCCGTGACGCGGCAAGTGGCGTTGATGGTCGTGGGCTTCGAGTCGCTTAGGGGCGCCATAGGGTTTCTCGCCGGCATCAACAACGCCGACGCCGCCTTGGGTCGTCTGGCGGCCAACACAGGCACGAACGTCCACGAGCTGAACCGCTGGGGCAACGCCGTCGAGCTGGTCGGCGGCGACGCCAAAGAAGCGCAGAGCGACGTCGCGAACCTTGCGCAGTCGATCACACAGATGAAGGCCGGCGGCGAAGTGTCGCCCATCTTGCTGTTGATGCAACGGTTGGGCGTGGCGATCTTCGACGCGGAAGGCAAGACGCGCAACCTGTTCGACATTTTGAAAGACGCCGGCACGCGGCTGCGGCAGTTCAACCGCCCCGACGCGTTCCAACTCGGCCGCGGCGCCGGCATTAGCGAAGGGTCGCTAAACCTGTTGTTGCAGACCGAAGAAGCGCAGAAGCGCATCTTTGCCGAAGCCGAGCGGAACAACAACATGAACGAAGCCGCAGCCGAGCGCGCGGCCGAGCTTCAAAAACAGTGGCGCGATCTGTTGCAGAGCGCGCGCGCATTCGGGCGCGAGCTGTTGGAAACGGTGACGCCCGCAGCAATAGCGTTCTTCAATGCGTTGAAGCCGGCGGGCGAATCGCTGCGCGGCATCTTGAAGGGGCTAAACGAAGCGCGCGTGGGCGAGACGTTCGCGACGGCGATCAACGGCATAGCGTCGGGCATTGACTACTTGGTCAAGAAGCTGCCCGCTGCGCAGCAAGCCATGGCCAGCTTCTTTGAATACACCATACCGAAAATGAACACGGCCACGTCGTGGTTCGACGAGAACGTGTCGGGCGAAAATGCCCATTGGTATGTCGCCTTAAAACGGGCCATAGCTGACGTCATCGCTGGCCCCGCGGAAGCTGGCAGCGCCCCGGAAGCCGCGCCGGCCAACTCGCCCGGAGCACTCGCGCGGGTAGCCCAGCAGCAACGGCTGGCCGCGTTCCAACAGCGGCAGGCGACGGCCGGCGGTGGCGGCACCGTGGTGCAGATCGACCACATGGAAGTGCACACGCAGGCCACCGACGCAGAAGGCGTGGCGACCGACATGCAAAGCGCACTCACGCGCAAGATTAGCCAAGCTGACGCGGGGTTGAACTAATGGCGCTGCCGCCCGTCATCGTTGGTATATACCCGGACGTGCCGGCATTTCGCGGCGTCCCGCAGTTGCGCCGCTCGCCGACTGCCGCACAGCTGCGCGCGCTTGCCATTGCAACGGCCGCGATCCGCGGGCGCCTATGGCAGTCGGTCGCATCGCAGCCCAAGTGGGGCATCTTCAATAGCGCAAACCAAGCCGTGCTCGTGGCCGACTCGGTGCAGTCGTTCGACAACCGCAACGAATTTCGCGTCGCAGATTTCCCGGTGCAACAAGGCGCATTCGCCAGCTACGACAAAGTGGCCACACCGTTTGAAATCACGCTGCGGCTCGTGAAGTCGAGCGACCTTGAAGGCCGCGCGCAATTTCTGCAACGGCTCGAAGCGGTGTCGCGCACGCTCGACCTGTACAACATCGTGACGCCCGAGCGCATCTACGAAGGCGTAAACATCGTGCGGTACGAAGTCACGCGCCGCGGGTCGCAGGGTGCGTACTTCCTAACCGAAGTCGATGTGTTCTTCCGCCAGATCGTGCAAGTGGCGGCGCAGTATTCCACGAACGCCGCAGCCACGCGCAACGCTGAACAGCCTAGCGCGCAGCCGTCGGTGTCGCAGGGCATCGTGCAGCCGCTACCGCTCCCGAGCACCGTGGTGTGGCCGTGACCGTCCAAGTAGTGCCGCTCGCACCCGTCCCGGCGCAAACGCTGTCGATCGTGCTGGCCGGGCAGAACTGCAACATATCGGTCTATACGCTGACCACCGGCGCGTACTTCGATCTTGAGGCCGACGGCGTGTCGATCTGCCGCACGATGGTGTGCCGCGATCTTGCGCGGCTGTTGCTCGACCGCGGCTACCGTGGGTTTGTCGGCGACTTCGTGTTCGTCGACACGCAGGGCGACGACG